CATATCTTTTTGACACTCAGCAATCTGTTCTTCATTGTCAGATTCAATTGCTTGAATAAAAACATAAGAAATATAGTCAGATGCAACAGCGAGAGTTTTTTTGTCTAAACCAATCTGAGCTTGTTGTAATTTAGCGTTCTCAATTTCTTCAAATGATGCCAAGCTTCCATCAGGTGAATAGCCTAAGAATGCCAAAGCACGACCTACAGCACTTGTCTCACATGCTTCATAATGTGAAGTGTCATTTATGTTGTTTGAGCCTTCAAGCTCGTGTGCGTGTCCAGTACCCCTAATGACACCATCAACTACAGCGTGAGCCTTAAAAATTACATGACCTAGCTCATCTTTAACAATTTCTGTAAGTATTTGACCAGTATCATAACGTTTACAAAATGCCTTTACACGTTCATGTACCATTGCATAATCAGCACCACCTTGTACTTTAGTTAATTTAATATCTGACATTATTTATTCTCCTTATTTTTCATACCTTTGTAGTGATACCTAGCAACATTACAATCTTTGCCCCTCCTGTTTTTTACTGTTACTGGATACTCAGTATCAAACACGTGACCTTTAGTTTTCATGACAAATATAGTTGCCGCTAGTCTTGTATCACCTATATGATTAATTGCTTCTAGTGAAGTGATACTGCCTTTGTTACGTACATATGCTAAAACTTCATCTTGATTACTCATTTACTTCTCCTTAATAATTTAGCTTCTTTCAATTGTTGTCTTTCTAACTTTCGTCTAGCCTTGCGAGAATCGTCAGGTCGACCACTTCTCGCTTTTAATATAATTCCCTTTGCTCCAATTGATTTAGCCATTGTTATGCTCCTTCTTAACAAATCTATAATGTGCCTCATCAACTGACTGCACCCAACGTTTTCTTTTGCCATCTGAATCGACAAAAACAGGAGAGATAGGAAGTGAGTGTTGTGTCTCAATTAATTCAATCTCACCCTTGTCTTCCATATCTAAAACCCAATCTGTAATTCTGCTCATTATCTGACCTCCAGTTCAAAAGATAAACGTTCCTGTAGCACCATCTTGATGTCATCAGTAAAATCATAATCGTAAGCTACACTATTGAATTGGTCTATGTACGTGTAGTATCTTAGTTCAATTACTCTGTTAATAGCTTCAGCTAGGATTAAAGTATTTTGTACATCTAGTGTTTGGTCTAAGTTGTGTACGATATGCTCAACTTCCATGACAATGTTGTCAGCTTCAGTCATACATTCGTCACGAGCATTATCAAAATTTGCTTCGTGTTGCGATTGCCATTCATCACCTGCCCTAAGTTCTTTTGCTGTCTCCATGTTATTTCTCCCCTAGGTATTCTTTCCAACATGGTGATGAACACCAATGGATGTCGTGACGAGTAGGTTCTTTACCAAAACCGTAGCCAGTCCTGTCATTGCAGTTCAAGCAGTACGTTGGTTTAGCATCTTTAACAACAAGCTCAGGCTTGATGATTACGTTTGAATTGTTACTCATTGTAGCTCCTATTTTGTTATGTGATTCAATCAATCACGATGTGATTATACAACATCTGATATAAAAAGTCAAGCTAAAAATATAATTTCGTCTACTTGATTACGCAGACAATACTCGTACAACGATTTAGATATGACTTCGTTGTGCCATAAAATGGCAAGGGTTGCATCGTCTACGTCATTGCGTACAATCCAATCCTTGCCACCTACACCACTAGAAGTTACATCAATACGTCCATGTGAAGCTAACCTTCTTATATCTGTATCAATTGACTTACTAGAGTTTAATGACACTCTAGTGTACTTAGCCTTAACCCAAGTAGAAAAAATTTCAATCTCCTCTGAGCCAGTAAATGTGTCAGGCTGTACATCGTCTGCAAGTGACACGTTAAACTCACCATCTTGTAATGTTTTAACTGTCATTATTTGCCTCCTATTTTAATGTCAGCTAATGTTCTAGCAGAACTACTCAATGCATTAGTAACTTTTTCCAAATCTCTCTCTAAGTCACGATTACGCTTAAATATTTCAACCATAGCTTCGTCAAGTTTGTTAATCTGAGCTTGTTGTCTTTGAATCACACCAAGCAAAGTTGCCTGAGTTGCTACTTGACCTTGATGCTCATTAAGTGACTCATCAATATCAACAACGTCTTGAGTAACGATGTTGCCATGGTCATCAATAAGACCCATACCCCAATTGTCTAGCTTGACCCAATTGTTAATTTGTTTCTCAACAGCACTATCAAAATCTGTTATTTCCCATGTACTAATATTCATACTATCTCCTATTTGTTATAATTAATTGCGAACTTTTTAGCGTGTCTCAGAGCATTTTGAAAACACTCCATTTGCTCTAAGCCATTAACATCACCTATATCACCACCACTTGACCTGCTAAAGTTAACACCTCTGTCAGATACCTCAACTGTTATTATTGAACTACCCCAGTAACCTTTAGGTTGGTATTTAGCTTGGGAAACTGTATATCTCCAATCATCAGGGTTATCAGATTTCATGTTGTCATAATCCATAGCTTCATATGTAGAGTAAGTTACTTTAAAGCCTTGGTCATGGTCTGCTTGAGTCCAATCGCTGTAAGATTTTTTTACTAAATTGTTATACTTTTCAGTATTCATATATTCTCCTATAAGTTAAATTATTTATCCCATTTTTATAAATTGCCATCTACGCATTCTTATTACATCACCATCAATTCCAACTGATTCTGCAATAGTACATATGTTTGTAAGAGTAATCCTACGTGCATCTAGTTGGTCAAAAACTAAACCATAAGCATCAAATTTCTCAAGCTTACCATCGACAAATTTCTGTAAAGTCTCACGAACATAAATAATAGTTCTAAGTTGTTTAGCAGTAATTTTTTTCATTGAATCTCCTATAAGTTAAAATTTCATCTCAATAACAAGGTTATTATACCACCTTTGAGACAGAATGTCAAGCTTTATTTAATTAAATAGATAAAAAAAAGGGAGGCTATTAACCTCCCAGTTTAGTTAAGCGGCTTGTGCCATAGATTCTAGCAAAGGAATGACTTTTCTTACTTTAGCCTCACGATTGTATATCGTAGCAACTTTGTTAGCTTCATTCTTAAATTTAGCGTGGCTAGACCAATCAGTTAATGTGTTAAACAATGCCCAAACAGTTGTACCCATCTCAGCCTTGTATTTAAGAAATGTCTCTTCAAGTAAAACCTGTAGCCTGTCACTCTTACCTGCTACTTTTTCAAATACTGCTGTAGCTTGTGCATTAGTTACCCCTGCCTTAGCAAACTGTTGCCATAACTTAACGTTAGCTTCGTAAACCTCAAGAGCTGTTTCAAGCTTCTCGATAGCAACGTCTGTATCTAGGCTTTTAGTGTGTTTAGCACTATATGAAGAGAAAGCATCAACTACAACCTGTCCGTTCATACAAGCTAGTCTAACAGCTCCTAGCATAGACATAAACTTCCAAGTGCCATCACATGAATTAAGAACCATGATTTGTAGCTGTACAAAGTCACCAACGTCAACTGCCATTTCGTGTGCAGGAAACGTGTAGACAACTTTAGTCTTAGCACCATTATGTGAATACTCAATCTTTTTAGTCATGCCAGTCTTGTCTAAACTTGATGCCATAATTACATCGTGGAACTGTGGCATGATGTCAGAGTCTTGCACTACATTGTAGTTCTTGCCTACAACTGCTATTGGGTCACCATCTTTATTAACAATAGCTTTATGTGTTTCTAAACGCTTAGGCATTTCATCGTCTAGATAAACAGCAGGTCTAGTGTATAAACTCTGCTCATAAACAGTTTGATATTCGTTAGTGTCAGTTACGATTGTTAAATTTTCCATGTTATCTCCTATAAGTTAAAGTGTTTGACCAGTTGTAAGGTCTATTGTGAATTCAGCTCTATCAAAAAAATTAGCTATTTCAATAGAATCGCTGTCACCTTCGTTAAAGTTTGGATGACTGTCATCAAGAAACTTAAACCAAACTTCAGCGTTAAAGTGTTCGCTTGGCTCAGAAATGCCTTGAATAAGTACAGGGTGTTTGCTGTGTGTGTTCCTAGCTTTCATTTGCTCAACAACACCTAGAGCATCCCATTCCTCAGTAGACATGCAAGTTACGTAATCAACTGAAGCTGTCTTACCAATAAAACTATCTAAATTTGCCATGTACATCTCCTATAAGTTAAAAGGTGTAACCATTTCGATTACAGGGTAATTATACAACATTTGATATGATTTGTCAAGTCTATTTAATTAAATAAAAATAACAGACAAAAAAAAGGGAGGCTATTAACCTCCCCTGTGGATTAAGATTTTTTTCTAAAGGTTATAATTGGACGTGTTATTGCATTTTTGCTAGAATCATAATGCTCACCAGTATCAGATTCGCATAGACCAAAATAAAAAGTAGTCTGTGGAAATGATGAATTGTGTACAGTTCTTGATTCCTTAAATACTGCTTCAGCACCATAATAATTGTGTTTACCTGAATCAGTCACAGTTGTTCTCATAATATTATCACCATAACCTTCAGTTTCAAGTGCTTCTAAATATTTTCTCATTTCTGTAATTGTCATAAAATCTCCTATGTGTTAAAAGTGTGGGGAGGTTACCCTCCCCTGTTGAAATTAGTTAAGTGTAGCACCAAGTTTTGTGAAGTTTGCATGTACAACCCTGTATGCACTGACTAAATATCTGCCTCGTTGAAAATCATCTTCATCGTAGCAATAATCAGTTGATTTAATATCAGCAATTTTTTCCATACCTAAAAGTAAATCACCTTTTCCAAAACCAGTAACTATTTCAATAGCTTTTGGCAAATCGTATGGCTGATTCCACATTGAATGCATTGTGTCAATCTTTCTTGTCTTAGCCGCCTTAGCCATATCAAATTCTTTTTCAGCTTTCTCAATAATTGCTAGTTCTGCATCAGTATAATTAAATTGATTCATATATATCTCCTATGGGTTAAAAGTGTGTAATTCATCTCAATTACGGTGTAATTATACAACATTTGAGAGCATTTGTCAAGCTTTATTTAATTAAATAGAATAAATAATCACAATAAGTTGCAATAAAAATACAAGACGTGTATCATTCGAGTTCTTGGTTTAGAGTTTTCAGAGACTTAGAAAACACAAAACCCCTAGAGTTAAGGCTCTAGAGGTCTTGCTAAACTGGCAGTTGCCCCTGCTGTTTGAGGATTATTATACCATCTTATAACATATTGGCAACTTTCAGGATACGAAAGGTGATATGTCTAGCCAATTGGTTGCACTCACACCTTAAAAAAGAGATTCAGCTATGTATTCCAAGAGGCTGTTGATTGATGTTAGGAAAGAAGCTTTATACTGGTTACCACCTTGGAGCGATAAACAACCCTAACGCAGAGTGCAGAAGGCTGAGTACCTATTACAAGGTAGCGATGACTCTGACCTGATTAGATGTAATGGTTTCAGGCATACGGATAATACTGCGAAGGACTTATACCGATGAGAATCTCTAACTGCTTTCTTAGTGGTTAGGGATTTCTTTGCTCCGAAACCCTCAGCTCAGGAATTACCCGATAAGTTAAAAAGCTTTTAAAAAGGGATTTATCCCTCTGCTTTACTAAGGTCAGTCTCCGAAGGAGAAGTACATGCAAGAAAAAAAAACTAAAACAACTTGCTTTCTGTATCATGTTTAGTATAATTAATTCTAAGTTAACTATAAATAAAACTATGGACAACAAAGGAATTATCTACTATAAATCTATACCTGCCGAGATTAAGAAGCTAGGATTAACGCAGAAATCTTGTGCAGACATGATGGGAGTTAGTCTTTCAGGTCTAACACATAGAATCAAAGCTGACAAACCACAATTTCATTTAGCAATTTATGGATTAGCCACGTATTTAGGTAGCGAGGCAGACAATCTACAAGCTAATGTCCAATGAGGAAGTTGCTGAGACAATCCATAATCTTATGGCATTGTTAACTAAGATTGAAGACAAACAATTAAAGGGAGACCTCGAAGACCAAATTATTGCATTGTGTGACCAACTTAAATTTACTATGATTATGGATAGAATTAAAGATGAGAAACGAGGAACATGAAGTTCAAAAAGCTATCTGTAATTATTTAGACATTAGACGTGTGTGTTACTTTGCCATTCCTAATGGTGGTAAACGTAATAAAATTGAGGCAAAAAAATTTAAATCTGAAGGTGTAAAAAGTGGTGTGCCTGACATTTGTTTTATTTGGGAAGGCATGAGTTATTTTTTAGAAGTTAAAAAACCTAAGACATTGACACCTAAAGGTAGGCTTAGTAAAAATCAAAAAGAATTTATAGCTAAGTTGGAAGATAATGGTGCAGAGGTAGCTGTAGTATATTCAGTAGCAGATGTTATTGAGTCATTTATTGATTGGGGTATAGGACATTAAACAGAATAGTATAACTCGAAGTGCTAAAGGCAAAGCATGTACTTTTAGAAGTGATGTCTGTGATTCAGGTGTCAATAATGAAAAAGTAGTCTTTTGTCATCAGAATGGTGCAGGGGTTGGACTCAAGGCTAAAGATTCTCATGGCAATGATATTGGATTTTATGGATGTCATGCCTGTCATTCTTTGTACGATTCTAGTGGAGCAAACCATCCTTATTACAAAGCATATTTTATTGAAGAGATGGCTGAGTTTGCTATAACAAGAACTAAACGTCAACTAATTAAGTTAGGTCTTGTTGATGAGCATTGGACTTCTTATGAATGAAACATTAACTAGAATACTTAAAAGAGATAAACCTAAAGCAGAGATAATTGAAGGCATGACTAGAACATTCTTTAAGAACACAAGTGGTGATGAAGCTGTAATATCTATCAAGCCTAATAGTCACACTAGGACAACACAACAAAATAGACTGTATCACAGCCTTGTTGACC